CTTGCTCTGCTGTGGCGCTACATCACGGTGAACGGTGGCGACTGCGGCATCCCCATTGGCGCGAGCACCAGCCAGATCATGGCCAACATGGCGCTCAACCCTGTGGATCACTTTGCGCGGCGCGAGCTGGGCCTGACCACCTACCTGCGCTACTGCGACGACATGATCGCTCTGTTTGAGACGTCAGAGCAGGCGCATCAGGCCCACCGGGCAATCGACGCGAAGGTCCAGGAGCTGGGCTTGCGGCTCAACAGCAAGAGCGGTGTCGGCTGGCTGGCGGATGGCGTCGACTGGGTGGGCTACCGGCATTGGGCCACCTACAAGCTGATCCGCAAGCGGACCCTGAAGCGGCTGAAGCGGGCGGCCTGTGGTGGCTGCAGCATCGAGACGACGATGGCCTACCTGAGCCATGCCAAGCAGACCGCCAGCCTGCCGCGAGTCGCCCAGGTGCTGTGGCAGGGGAACAGGGAGCAGCGCCCAGAGATCAGGGCCTGGTTGGTGAAGCATCGCCCACGGCTGGCCCTGGGTCGCGGTCTGGTGAGCAGGCTCTGTAGTGCCGGCGTCTAAAACCTTGGATGTGCTAGGAAAGGAGCGGGCCGGCGAGTAGCAGCTCCCGACCCCTGACCGATCTGCGTGAACAGACCGATGGCATCAGCCTACCCCGCAGCCATTGCTGCGCCTTCGATCTCCCTGTGCTCAGCCTGGGAGAGGTTCAAGAGTGAGCGGGCGATCTCGCTCAGCGCCACCAGCCTCTGCACCGACTACCAGCAGGTGACCCGCTGGCTGTCGCGCTGCCCCGTCCAGGACGTCACCGAGGGCCGCCAGGTGCTGCTCTGGGTGCTCGGCCAGGAGCCACTCCAGAGCGCCCGCCGGGTGACCATGTTCGTCCGGAGCATGTACCGCTGGGCGGCCAGTGATGACGTGGGCCTGCTGCCCCGCAATCCCGTCGCGAACTTCAAGCTGCCCAAGGCCCCCCAGCGGGACCACGAGGTGACGATCATCCCCCGCGAGGAGGTGCCCATCCTGATGGCTTCCCTGCAGCAGGGGAGCGCCGGCGGCCCGAACTGGTCGCTCTATGCCGAGTGGATGCTGCAGACCGGCATGCGCACCGGTGAGGTGCGGGCCCTGTGTTGGGATGACCTGGATGGCTCGAGGGTCCGGGTCCACAGCAACTTCACCCTGACCCATGGCCTGAAGAACTCCACGAAAACGAACCGGGCCCGCTGGGTGCCGATCAACGCGAAGGCCGCGGCCGTCCTCGAGCGGCTTCCCCGCGAGGACGACTTCATCTTCCCCTGGAACCGGGCCACCTTCCAGAAGGTGTTCCGACTGCGCGTCGACCGCCTGCATGCCGCCGGCCAGCTGTCAGCCCGCTACCGGCCCTATGACCTGCGCCACGTGGCGATCAGCCGCTGGCTGGAGGCGGGGATCCCCGTTGCACAGGCCGCCCAGTGGGCCGGCAACACCAGCGAGGTGATCTGGCGGCACTACGCCAACACGACCCAGGAATGGGAGATGCCCGTACTCTGACCTCATGCAGCGATCGAGCCGGGATTCGTCCCGGCTTTTTTGTGCCCGGCCGCGGCGATAGCGTGATTTAGCCCACTGACGACCGTGTTCGAGGTTCTCGCAGCCGCCGCCGGCGCAGCCATCTCTGCGACGCTCACGGCCATCACTATGGGGATTTCCGCGAGCAGTAAGCGCGCAATAGAGGGTCGTGACGCCGTGATCCGCTTGACGACAGCGGTCGAGAACGTCGCGGGCCGCCTTGAGCAGCTTCATGTCGACATCAAAGCGGATAGGAGAGAGATCTTTGGCAGAATGAATGACATCGAGCACCGCCTGACGCGACTGGAAGTCTTCCACACGGAGAAACAATGAACCTCAAGGAACTCTTTGTCAGCTTGGCCGCTTCGGGTCTTTTCACTGGGCAAGTTATTTTCTCGGTCGGCTACATCGGAACCTGCGAAGCCGTGAACCTTCTTGGCCCTCGCAACCTCACGCTATGCGAAGGGCGTTGGGCGACTGTCATCGCGCTGTTCTTTCCCAGTGGGCTGCAGAAAGGCGCAGGCGCCGTGACAGCCCTGAACGACAAGCGAAAGGGCCTGTTTCGCGGCTGATCTCTTACCTCCTGCTCTGATCCCATGCGCTCACTCATCGACATAGCGATCGGCTTCCTCGCGATGGGGCTGACGGAGGCCCTGATCAAGCCGATCGCCAAGCGCTTCGTGCAGCGCCGCCTGCTGCGTCACGCGCCGACCCTGCTGACCTACATGGATCAGCAGATGCCGACCCTGCTGCAGGTCTACCGGGGCCAGGAGCTCGAGCAAGTGCTGCGCACCCAGCTGGAGACCATCACCGGTGAGAGCTGGGCCGGGGCCAGCCTGGATGCCCTGTTCCAGCTGTACGACCCGCGCATCACCGCCGATCGGCTGCACAGCCGGCCTCAGTAGTCCCACTCCGCCGCCGGCGTCGCCCCTCCTCCGGGCACAAAACCGCCGCCATCGGTGTCGAGGTGGATGAAGCCACGACGCCGGCCGTCGCCCAGGCCGCCGCGCCAGCGCACCCGGATCCACTGGTAGAACTCCTCGAGGCTGCGGCCCACGGGGTAGATGTCCATCGCGCGCCCGGAGACGTGGCGAGAGTTGGGCACGCCGCCCACCTGCCTGTTGATCGGCTCCGGCCGGTAGAAGGAAGTGACGCCCAAGCCGCCGCCCCAGGCCTCGCGGATCTTCTGGAACTCTGCTGCGGTCTCCAGCAGCCGAGCCCTGACCGACGCATCGGGACCCGGGATCCGGCGTCGATCCCACTGCAGAACCTCCCCCACGGTGAGGTTCGGCGTGACCAGGCAGTCGAAGTCGTTCCAGTCGACCTCCGCCACCAGGGCCTCGCCGCCGGGCTGGTCGACCGTCCAGTGCGGCAGGAACACGTGCCAGGTGCCGGCCCCAGCGGCCAGCTCCACCCGCGCGTGTGCATCGCCGGCTAGCTCGGTCAGTTTCGTCACCCCGTAGGACTTGCCGGTGTGGACCGCGATTTTTTCCCGATCGCCCAGGGCCGCGGCCTGCTCGGGCTTCTTCTTGAGCCAGGTGTTCTGCAGGGCCTCGATGGTGAAGAGGGCCGACTCGGCTGCCTTGGCAGGCTCTGAGGGTGCTGGCTTGGCCGCGGCCTGCATGCCCCGCCGCCAGAGCTTGCCCTCCGCCTCCCGGCGCCGCCGCAGACCCGCCTCGAAGCTGCTGCCGGGGTTGCGGTAGAGCAGAAGGGCTTCCGGAACCTTGGCCCACTCGCGATCGCGCAGGCGTTTGCTGATCGTCTCGAAGCCTTCGGCCCCATAGAACTCCCAGCCGAGGTTGAACGCAAACGAGATCAGGGCACCCTGCTGCTCCGCGCTCATTTCGCCCCAGTGGGGGATCTGCCGGAGCTTCGGGAGGATGCGCAGCTCGATGGTGCTCGAGAGCATCTCATCGGCGATCTTCTGGCTGATCTGATCACCTTCCTTGACCGGCGTGCCGTCGTAGTGGGAGGTGTTGCCCCATCCGATCGTCCACCACCCGGCGGGACAGCGGTAGGAGGTGAGATGACAGCCCTCAAACTCCCGCAGAAGCTCGATGCCCGCTGCGTAACGCTCCAAAGGGTCGGATTTCCGGGTCATCGCTGCATCGTCAACGATCCAATCTAGGAAGATTCAATAGGTGAACCGAATCCAGCAGCGCCTCGACAACGCCTTCCCGCGGTCTGGCGAAGGTGTCCTGAGATAGGTGTTGAACAGTTCGGCCGACGCGATCTGTCTGTCGCCATTTAGGTAGATCACAGCACTGGCCTCAAACGGCTTGCCGGGCACCTGATACAGGTGGATGCGTTCAGACCACCCGGGGCACGGGTTGCGCTCCATCGTGCTGAGCGCAAAGCCCGGCTGCTCCTCGAGGCCCACTTGGATCGCGCAGGGCGGCAAGGCCTCCAGCTGGAGGTGGTGCATCAGCATCGGCTGGCTGATGCGCCAGCGGGCAACCATCTCGCCCCCCTCAGGCGCATCCCATAGCTCGTAGCCCTCGGCCAACCACTGCACCCCAAGCAGATCGGGCGGCAGAGGGATCAGATCCCGATTGGTGCTGCCCAGTCCCGAACCATCATCCTGCAGTGTTCCGGGCTGCAGAAACAGCCTCTGACCGATCGGCCGCGGCCGGCCGTGTTGCTCTTCTCCTTGGCCGCGGCCCGCCAGCTGCAGATACCACCCGCGGTTCCCGTCGATCGTCATCGGTCTCTCTCGGCAGCCTGGAACGAATGAGGCTCTCGAGCATCGGCAGCCAGATCTCATGCTGACGGCAGAGCATCCGCTCGGTCATTGCGACCAGGGCCCACCCATCGAGTTGAGCCGTGAGGGCCTTGATCGCATCGCGTTCGATGCCCCCACCGCTGGAGTGTCCGCTCTTCACCCACTGGCCGCCCTGGATCTCGAGCAGGACACGGGCTGCCGGCCAGGCAAAGTCCGCCTTCATGGCGACGGCGCGGGTTGCGAGGCCGCGGCGCACCCGCTCCCTGGCCCATTCACGCCAGCCAGGGATGACCAACTCACGCTCGAAGGGCAGCTCCGGATAGCGGACGATCCACTGGCTCGCGAAGCGGTCCTCGAGGTGAGACCGCTTCATCGGTCGCTGATCGGCATCCAGGGAGACAACCGCTGCTGCAGCTGCGTGAGGCTGCCCGAGCAGCAGGCCGCGGCCACCGCCAGCGAAGGAGCCAGGCTGTCAGCCGACAGCAGACCGTGCTGGAGGTCCAGCATGCACTCGACGATGTTGCAGGCTGCGCGCATCTGGTCGGCATTGAGGCGGGCCAGCTGGAGCTCCATCCAGGAGGGGAACGTCTGGTCGGGCCATTCCGACGGGCGATCGAGCATGACCAGGCGTCCATCACTGGTGATGGCGGAGGTGTCAAAGCGTGCGATCAGGGGGATGGCGCGGTCCCCATCGACGATGGAGCCGGCGAAGGGGGCATAGAGCACGCCGGCCCCGACACGGAGCTGAAAGCTATTCATGGTCGTAGAAGATCTGGACATGCGCTGAGGGGATCCCTGCCAGGAAGCGGTGGGTCTCGCGCCAGCGGGGATCAGAAGCCAGGAACTGCCGAGAGCGCCGCTCTGGCCCCATCCGCCAGACAAGAAGGACAGTCGCGTCAGAACGGGACCTCTTCGTCCTCAAAGGCGTCGGCTTGCCAGACGGGAGGGCTGCCGGGGGTGGCGAGACGCTGCGGAGGTTCGGCATGGGAGGGCTGCGGAAGAGGCGAGGGGGATCGCCGCACCGGGGGCGGGGCTGCAGTGCGGGTGGGCGCTGGTGCCTGTGCCTGACGTTGCTGGGCTTGTGGATCGAGGCGGGCCCGCAGACGAGTCCAGGTGCCTGTCACCTCGGTGCCGTTGAGGAAGAACGTGACTGTGGGGGCCTGGTGCTCGACACCGTTGCGATCACGCCACACCTTCGGCTTGCGATCCGGCGCTTTGCTGCGCAGGTAGTCGCAGAAGGCGTCGATGTCTTCCTGCGCGATGGTGACGGAGACCCTGTGGGTGGTGGGATCCTTCAGTTCCCAGCCGTTGCGGGAGAAGAACTCAGCCTCACGCTGCAGCTCTTGCTGGGTGGAAAGGTTGATGGAGCCAGAAAGAAAGATCATCGCGTTGCAGTCGCAGGGCGTGGTGCCTGGCGGGGGCCTGCCCCCTGAGTAGCCCCGGCAGATGCAGCACCGTTTCGAGGACGCTGCCCTGCGCTCGCTCCATCGTCGTCGTCTTCTGCGGCGGCAATGCCGAACACCATGAACAGGCCATAGCGGCGGGCCATGGTGCAGGCGGAGGCCCACTGCTGCAGGCTGCTGATCAGGGTGTTCTCCTTGACCAGCAGTGGCACGTCACAGGACACCCAGCCGCCGGCCTTGTGGAGCAAATAGGTGCGGATGAAGCTCTGACCATGAATCACGATCTCCCGGTGGAAGTGGGAGAGACCGTGGGTCCCGGCACTGCGGGCGATCAGGCTGACCGCGGCGATGTCGGCATAGCGATAGGAGACCTCATCGCCGGCGCGTGTCTTGATGCTGGCGACCTGGCCCTTCTCGAGCGTTGCAGCACCCTGTTGCCATTCAGCCAATGCGGCAAAAAGTTGGGCCTGCTGTTCAGGTGTTGGCTGGTAGCCGATCGCACCATCCACCCTTGCGCCGGGATCCGCATGGTGAAACTCCGCCACCTGAGAGGCGATCAGATCAAGGCTTTCCTGCAGGCTGCCAATCTGAGAGGTGCGCTCATCCAAGACCTGGAGGCCAGATGCCATACCCTTGATCTGCGATTGAGTCTGCGCAGCCCATTCCCGCATGGCATCCATGCGTGTCGCCAGAACCTCCACTTGGTCTGGTGTTTCGGCCTCTGCCGAGGGTGACGACAGCTCTGCTTGAGAGCCTGCTGGCTCCGACACCGCAGAGTCAGGCGCTGCGCCGACTGCCCGTGGTGGGCCATCAGGACGCCGATCGGCGCGCGGCTCCTGTTCAGCATTGACCATGATGCACGACCCGTTCAGAGCATTGGACGGCGCCAACCCTAACAGCCATTCAGGATCTTGAACGCAATGCCCGATCGCCCCTCTCAGCCCGTGGATCGCTCCTGTCGCGAGGTCGCCCGCCTTGAGGAGATCCAGACCGCGCAGGGCCGGGTCTGGCGATTCGTCAGCTCCAACGAGTCGGTCGCCGACCACGCATGGCTTCAGCGCGAACGACTGCTGCAAATCAGCAATGGCGCAGCAGCCATCGAGATCTGCTGGGAGCCGGCCGATGGATCAGGGACGGCTGTCGAGCTCAGCCATTCCCCTCAGCTGCCCGTTCTGCGCTCTGTCGGCTGAGCTTGGCTAGCGCAATCGCAACGGCCGCGGCCTCGTCCTCCACCTGCTCAGAGGACCAGGCGGCGCGGCCCTGGGCCACGTCGCGGACCTTCGCCAGCCGCTCCTTGTCGCTGGTTGGGTAGACCGCCACAAATCTTGACCAGTCGTCGACCAGATCAAAGCCGGCTTCCACCATGCCCTGGCGGATCCGGCGAGCAAGCTGCTTGCTCTGCTCGCTCGCCTGTTCAGGCGTCAGCTGGGTGACGCTGATCGGTGGCTGCAGCAGGCCCAGGTAGACCGCCAGCATTTCCTCAGGCCCATAGGGCCCGTCGCTGTCCTCGATCACGGTGGCCTGCGCCGCCTTCTCGGCCAGCTTCTGGTCACTGGGGGCAGTGGCCCGACCTCGGCGCAGGTCTGCCAGCCAGGTGTTCAGCGTTCCGAGCGTGTCGAACACCACGCTGCCGATGTTCTGCGCTCTGCCTCGCTCAAGGGTGTGGATTTGCGAGCTGTAGAGCCGCCGAACGGTTGCCACCGGCTCAAAGGCTTGATGGGTGTTCGCCTCGTTTCGCTGCGGTGCCACCGGCGATTCGGCCATCGCTGCCTTGGCGCGCCACACAACCCCGTTGGCCACCACCAGCTCGCCCCTGGCATAAGGGCGCGGCAACCAGTCCGGCACGCCGGGGGCAAGGTCATCCCTCATCGCCTGCTCGCAGAGATCGGCGGCATCCGAGAAGGACAGGCCCGAACGACTGCGCCAGGCACGCAGCATCGTCAGAAAGGCGCTCCGGCCCTCTTCATGGCGCTCCAGGCGCTGAGCTTCGTACTCCGATGCTTCGTGCTTCATCCGCGGCAGTCTCTCAGAACCTCTCGGCCGGTCAATCGTCGTTCTGGACCGTAGACCGGCTCTAGCGTTGATCATCGGAATCTGTACGGTGAGCCGCACCCTCCACTGGCATGAACGGCTGCTCGTTCAACTCCTTGTACGAAGCCCGAGGATTGATGCGGTCCTGATCCTGCAGATGCCAGGCAGAACAGCAGAAGATCGCCGCATCCAGGCAGCGCGCACGCTGCAGGCGATCGAGCACCAGCGTCGCGTTGAGCGCCTTGAGCAGCTGCTGCGGATCCCAGGCCCCCAGACCGAGGGCTGAGCTGGGCTTCGCCGAGCTGTCGTTCCGTCCAAGTTCCTGTATGGTCTGGCCGCCCCGGCGCGCCGGTGGCAGTTCCGTGGCCGCCTGTCCTTCGGAACGCAAGTCCCGGCCTTCGGGACGGCCTACAACGTCATCGAGAGGCCGCGGCTTCAGGCCGACTCGTGCCGCTCACGCACGCATCCAGAAAAAAGCCGACAGAACCCTCACGTCCTGCCGGCAGAAACCTGAACCACAACCACATCTTAGCGAATGGATGAACAACCAGGTGGGCTGAAAACGTCCGGAGTTCGCATCAACGTCCGCAATCAGAGTTCCTATTGCAACACCGTCACGATCCCAAACGCGACGGCCCAAGACGCCTCTCTCAGCTGGGCTGCCAGGGGGCTCTTGGCCTACATGCTGTCGATGCCGGCGAACTGGGCATTCCACGAACACGACCTTGTTCACCGCAGCCCGCAGGGTCGTGATCACCTGCGCTCGATCGTCAGGGAGCTGGAAGCTCACGGCTACCTGGAGCGCCATCAGGCACGAGACGAGCATGGCCGGCAGGCCGCGGCGCAATGGCGGGTCTGGGATCGGCCTCAACACCAGCGGGACACAACGACAGCACCGTTGACGGGAAAACCGTCGACGGAAAACCCGTCCACGGACAGATGCCGCGCCACGGCTGCAAAGTCACCGCAGACGGAAAATCCGTCCACGGTCGAAATGGCACCGTTGACGGGAAAACCGTCGACGGCTGAACCGTCGACGGAAAACCCGTCCACATACAAAAGAAACAATCTAGAAATAAAACCAATACCCCCCCTTACATCCCTTCGGGATGTACCCCCCCACGGGGGGGAGCGTGCTCGAATCGCCGAATCGGGATCAGCCATTCAGCACTCAGATCGAACCCCAACCACGTCCAACGGCCAGGACGGCGCGCCAGAGGCCACCAGGAGCGCCAGGAAGGCCGCTCAACCCGCTTCCGCGGCTACTGACACCACCACTGCTGCCAGAGGCGCCTCAGAGGGCCGCAGAGCGCAGAGGTCTGCATCAGCCCCACTGCCGGACTACGCCGAGCCAGTTCGTCCGCAGCTCGAGGCCTGGTGGCGACTGCGTCGCAAGCGGCACCGCGCGGAAGCCCAGACCGCACTCACCGCCCGCTCCTTGAGCGCACTGGCCTACGCCCATGAGCTTGGCGTCCTGGAGCCTTTCGCTGAGCTGGCCGCCGAATCCGGCTGGCTCTCGCTCGGCTTCAACGGCCATCGCGACTACATCGCAAAGCTGGCGGCAGAACGAAGCCTGGATGATTGCTGCAGCCATCCAGAATCCTGTATGGTCCCCAGGCAGTCGGGGCGTGGCCTTCGCCCTCGCTCGACAACACGACAAGCCGATGCCGCTGAGCGCGCCATCGCCATGTTCTCCGCCCCTCCTGAACCACCCGGAACATGCTCACCGCTCCCGATTTCATCAATGCCCTCGCCGGCCTGATTGAGTGCCTTCCGCACCACAAAGCGCTCTCCGAGCGGGGGCTGGCGTTTGCGTGGTCTTCCCTTCCGCCCCAGGCCAAGGCCGATCTCTCCCCGCCTCTGTTGGCCTACGCCACCACCCAGCGCCTTCTGGACCCGGAGCCGCGTCAGCAATTGGCTATCCACATTCAGCTGCTCGCCTACCTCTACCCGCTTCACAACGGTGTTCCCTTCGTTCAGCAGGGGCTGCGCCCTGATCTGCAGCGCCGAATCCAGCAGCCTGGCGTTTTCCACCCGCTGATCACCCATCCGGAGCACCAGCGGGCCCTCCCTCCTGCGGCAGATGTCCCCCTTCCGCAGGAGTCGCGGGAACAGCGCCGGCGCCGAATCCAGTCCCTCGCTGAGGCGACCCTGCAAGTTGCCCTGATGGAGGTCGAGCCATGACCCCCATCGCACAGGAAGCAGCTGGTCGCCTGCTCGCCCGCTGGGCCCTGGACGGTCGCATCACCCTTGAAGCCCTCGACCAACCGCCCGGTGCATGGCAGACCCTTGAGGCTGATCGCCGTGTCGCCAATCAGCGCGCGCAGCGTCTCGGCCGCGGCCTCGTCTACCCGCCACCGGCCAGCTGGCGCAACCTCGCCCGCGAATGGATCGACGCCCATCGCCAGGAGTGGGAAACCCTCCTTCTCGCCAGCCTCAACGGTGAGCAGGAACCCGTCACACCGGGGCCGGTTCTGCCATGACCGACAGGCTGCAAGAGCCCAGGCCCTTCACCTGGCTCGATCCTCTCCCGATCCGTTGGGATGCAGGCGCCAACCTGTTCCGTCTTCAACCGCCCAACGACGACGCCCCGGCACCGGCGCCGATTGAGACAACCTTCGAGCAGATCACCAACGAGGTCCACCACCCACGTCATCGCATCCCACGTCGCATCCCCGAGGTGCGCCGGGCCCTCTGTTCGATCCTGCGTTTCGCGCACCACCCCGATCTGATCGGCCGCGGCACGTGGGTTCCGGAGGCTCCCTGCTACAAGCCATTCCGCTCCACCATCACCCCTCTCCTCGATCACCCTCTCTGGCAGGGCCATGCCGTCATCGCAGCACCTTTCCTGGTCTTCCTCCCACGCCGTCCCATTGCTGGGATCATCGACGCGATCGTTCAGCACCCTGAAGGGGAGATCGGCATCGTTGCCCTGCAGACCTGCAGGCGAGAGGAGCATCTGGTTTCAGCGGCTCGCACTGAGCTCGGCGGCCTGATTGCCGCCTTGGCCGATCACCAGCGCCTCTGGGTCACTCATGCCATCACCCTCTGGGCCGCTCCGGGGTCCACCGAGGTCGAGCACCACCATCCGGACATCTGCCTGAGTCACTGGGTTGATGCCATTGATCTCCATGGCTTCGGCGCCAGATTGAAGCCCAGGACTCTGGGCAATGCTGCAGCACCTGACCCGTCAGCAGATCCGGCAGAGCTTCGATGATGCCGATCTCACATCCCTGCGGATCTGGGTCCATCTCCTCTGCTCTGCCGCGGGCTGGTGCGATCCGACCACTGACCAGGTCACCTCCCCAGGCCTCGCGCGCTTCCTGCTCCTTCACGCCGGCCGCGGCCATTGCCTCTTCAGCGTCCAGCTGGAGGCCCTCCCGCCAGCCGCCCTCGCATCACTCGCACTTCTCGCCTCTCGTCCCCATGGCCAAGCCACCTGTTGCCGTCCTTCCCCCGGGAACCATCGTCACCCGGCAGGCCCGCGGCAAGAAACACATCCATGACCAAGGACGTGTCCTCGAATCGTTCACAACCTCGGATAAGCTGAACCGCAGGCAGCTCTGGTATCGCGTCGAGATCCAGCCGGGTCTCGTCCGTGATTGGCCAGGTTCCCACTGCCAGGTCCTTTGCCCTGCACCCGCAAGCGCCTGATGGATTGGACCTCGATCCTTCGTAATGCCGGCATCCCGGACTCGCCCGGACGGCAGGAGGCCATCGAGGCTGCGGCTCGTCGTGTGGCTTCGCGTCGGGCCGCGGCTACCAAGCCCAGCACTGAGAAGCGATGACACTCGCCATCCTTCCCCCACCCGAGAATCCGCCACTCACCGTGGCCGAGGCGCTGCGCAACATCGCCCGCGAGGCCATGGAGCGCCGCCGCGCCCGTGGCATTGCTGACGACACTCATGGCCCCGAGGACCTCCTGGTCTTGAGTTCAGCGGAGAATCACCCTGATCGATCCGGTGCCAGCCCGGTACTCCACCCGTTTGATGAAGCGGAGCAGCACTGGTCTGAGGTTGGCATCGCTGGTCAGCAGGAAGCTCTCCTCGTCTGAGAAAAGCGCCTGGTAGTCGGGCATCAGCCAGGGATCGGCAATCCGCTCCATGCGCAGCATCGCGATCTGATCCCTCAACCCGATGATCCCCTTCCGGAGGTTGGGAACCCCTTGGGCTTCCAGGTCCTCGAGCTGCCGAAGCTGCTCTCGCATCCGGGCTTCCTCTGGAGGAATCTCCATTGCGCCCTCATTCATCACGGTCTCGGCCATGCGCTTGGCCTGCTTGACCAGCACCCGGGCCAGCTCGCGACGGATCAGCTCCTCTCTCACCGTCCTGCTGTAGTTGCTGCAGCTGAGGTTTCGGCACTGATACCGGGCTGCATGCGTCGGGCTCCTCCGCGTTTTCCAGCCCATGTTCTTGCCGCAGGTGGCGCACTGCAGAAGGCTCGTGAGGAGATGCGCCTTCGGTCCTTTTCTCTCTCGAGTCTTCGTCTCGTGCCGCAACCTGTAGAACCGCATTGCGGTGTCGTACTCCTCGTCGCTGATCAGTCGTGGAGCCCTGTTCCATTCCACCCGCTCCCACTGACCGATCGCCTGGCGGCCGTAGCCGACACCTCCACGAAGCATCGGGTTCAGCGCCCAGTTCAACAGGCCTGTGGGTGTGGGCTTCCACGGGAAGTCCCCCGGCAGGTGTCGAACCGTCCGGAACACGGCCATCTGGTCAGCAATCAGCTGCTCGAACAGCCAGCGAGCCTGCTCCCACGTATCCGGATCCATTGCCGGCTGGCAGTCCACCGCTCGATACCCGAACGGCAGCCGCCCTCGAGCCAGGAAGCCGCTCTCTCGCCGCCGGCGCAGACCGTCAGCGCTCTTCAGCCCGATCATCCGGGCCTGGACACGGTTCATCAGGCTGGTGACGCCGCTGGAGAGCAGTCCGCTGATCGTCTGGTTCTCCCACACCTGCCCGAACAGATCGCGCACCTCTGTTCCGGCCGCGGCGCATTCCTCGAGGAACTCCATGTCGCTGCCATCCCGAGCCAGGCGGGATAGGTCAGCCATCAGCACCCGGCGTACGCGGCCCTGGGCCACCAGCAACCTCAGCTCGGACCAGCCCGGACGGTGCCCCTTCGAGGCGCTCCGCCGTTCAGCGATCACCCGGTCAACGCCAAGTCGCTCGAACTCGGCGACCTGCATTTCTATGCTCACGTCCTGGGCGTCCTGGGTAGTGGAGACCCGCGCGTAGCCCACCACCAGCCGGGGGTCGTGAATCACTCCTGTCTCAGCCGGGACTGCGTGGGTGCATAACTAAACTACTCGGAGGAGTGCTTTCGTTATGAGCCCACGGCAGAAGAGCAGCAGAATCGAGGCGGGCGCTGCGATCTCGGGGGAACTGCCGAGGCCACGGCTCGCCTCCTTGAGGGAATTGAGGCCCGATCCGCGCAATGCCCGAAAGCGCACCGAGCGGTCTGCCTCACTGATCGAGGGCAGCCTGTCGGAGTTCGGCGCGGCCCGATCGATCGTCATCGACGAGGACGGAACGGTCCTGGCCGGCAACGGCACGATCGAGGCCGCCGCCTCGATGGGCATCGAGAAAGTGCTGGTTGTCCCCGCTGACGGCAACACCCTGGTGGCCGTCCAGCGGACCGACTTCACCGAGCGGCAGAAGCGCCGCTACTCGATCGCTGACAACCGGGCCTCAGACCTTTCGGAGTGGGATGCCGCCACCCTGGCCGACCTGGCCCTCGAGGATCCAGATCTGAACCTCGACAGCTTTTTCACCGAATCAGAGCTCGATGATCTGATGGGAGAGCTGAACCAGGAAGAAGGGGGAGATGATGAGAACAGCGGCAGCCAAGGGAAGATGGAGGTCAAGCTGTGCTTTGAGCAGCAGGAAGACTTCGATACCTTCCTTGGAACCCTGCAGCAGCTCTCATCCGCATTGCCAAAGATCCGCACGACCGAGCAACGGCTTCAGTTCGTCCTCGATCAGTTCCTGACAGGTGCCTGACAAGAAGCCGCGACCGTCACCTCTCAACCGGACCACGAAGGCTGAGCGCGAATACCGCATGAGGAAGATCGTGCAGCTGATCAACGGCGGCTACGGCAACCAGCAGCTTCGGGACTACGCCATGAATGAGTGGGGCCTGGGGGAGAAGGCCGCGCGCAACCTGGTATCCGGCGCCTACGACACCATGGTGTCAGCGATGAGCCAGCTTGATCTGCAGCGCATCGCTGCGATCACGCTGGGGCGCTTTGAGCAGGCCTATCGGCTGGCCGCCAGCCAGCGCAACCCGATGGCCATGATCCAGGCCAATGCCCAGATCGCTCAATACTGGGTGAAGCACGCTCCCGAGATCACGTACAGCGGGGGCAGCAGCAGCGACGCGCACGACCCCGAGGAGGACTTCTGATCCATGGCGCTGCGTGGTCGCCAGCTGGAGCAGCGAGGTTTCACGGGCCCGAGCCTGGCGGATTGGTACTCCCGTGAGCCCCTGGTGCCCTCGAGCTCGCGGAAGCTCAAGCCATGGGAGACCCTCCCGAAACGCTGGCCCGACTTCGCCCACGAGACCCTGGTGGCCTCCGGGGGCAAATACGTGCCCTTCGACCCCTACGGCTACCAGCGGGACCTGGTGCGCACCATCCGGCGCTGCACCAATACCTACGTGCTCAAGAGCCGCCAGACCGGCGTCTCCGAGACGGTGATCAGCTACATGCTCAGCCAGGCCATCCGCAAGCCGGCCTGGACCGGTGTGGTGTTCTCCAAAACCGGTGACGACGCCTCAGAGCTTGCGGCCCGGATCAAGGGCCAGGCAGCCACTCTGCGGGACCGCTGCCCGAAGTTCAGCAAAGACAGCATGCGCAAGATCGTGTTCGAGGGCGCCGGCAGCCTGCACTTCCTCCCGCCGACCGAGCGGGCCGCCCGGGGCATCCCCTCGGCCTCGTTCATCTTGTTCGACGAAGCGGCTTTCATCGACAAGCTCCAGGGCATCGAGACCGGCGCCCTGCCCACCACCTCGATGCTGGGGGACCGGGCCCGCCATGTCTGGGTCACCACCCCCAACGGCCGCAGCGGCCCCTTCTGCGACCACTGGCAGGAGGACCACGGGGAGGAGATCGTCGACCCGACCCCCATGGGGGCATCGAAGGTGCCGCGGCTGCAGATCAGCCCCGACAACCAGTTCGCCAAGATGGCGATCCACTACAGCGAGCACCCGATCTACGGGGCCGACCCGGACTGGGCTGAGAAGACCCGCCGGCGCCGCCAGCTCACCCTCAAGCAGTGGCAGCAGGAGTACGAGCTCGACTTCGCCGCCAGCGACTTCGAGATCTTCAGCCACGAGCTGATCGAGCTTGCCGAGGCCTCCGGCGGCTGGGAGAACCCCAAGCGGGGCCATGCCTACGTGATGGGGATCGACCCCAACGGCGGCGGCAACGACAACTTCGCCGTGGTCGTAGTCGACGTGTCTACGAGCCCCTGGAAGGCGGTCGCCGGCTTCTACGAGAACCAGAGCAGCCGCGACTATGGGCTGCGAAACGCCGCACGCCTGTTCGATCAGTACCAGCCCTCCCTGATCTGCGTCGAGAAGAACGGCGTCGGCGCAGCTGTGGGCGAGGCCCTCTGCATCCTCCGGCCCGAGGCCGAGGTGGAGGAGATCAGCACTTCGCACACCACCAAGATCCTGATGACCGACCGGATCGTGCTGCTCCTCGAGCAGCAGGAACTCACCATCCCGCCGGACAGCTACATCGGCAAGGAGATGCGCAACTTCCGCCAGACCGACAAAGGCAAGCGGGAGGCCGCGGCCGGCCAGAACGACGACGCCGTGATGGCCCTGGCCCTGGCCTGTCATGCCGGCTCGGTGCAGCGCCCCCTGGACTCCAGATGGGTGGCGATGGTCTGATTTGCCTATTCAGGATCTTGGATGGTAGGATTCGAGGCATGGGGACAGCCCCCGAACCTTGACAACCGCATAGTCCGCGGGGCGTCGGCCCCGGTCCCGGAGGTGGCCTCAACCCAGGCACTCCTGAGTCCCGCCTGGGGGCTCACCCACCACCGGAGAAACCGATGACCGACACCACCGCCGCCCTCGCCACCGAGGAGCTCATCCGCCAGCTGGATGAGGCCATGGAGGCGTATGGCCGCTCCATCGATCGGGGCCTGGCCCTGGCCGCAGAGATGCGCCAGCTGGCCGACTCGATCGACGCCGGCATGGCTGATGCCACCGCCGAGCTGCAGGAGTGGTTCTGAGGGCAGCCCCTTCGGGGGCATGAGTCATTCCCTGGCCCCACCAATGGGGACCCGTGGCAGCCACTGGCCTGGAAGCGATGGCCTGGCTGCCGGTCCCTTTGGAGACAGAAAATGCAGAAACTGCATAACCCGACCGCCCGTGATCTGGGCCGCATAGCCGGCACCCTGGTGCGTCACCTGCGCTGGTTGAACGATCAGATCGACTGGGCCGAGGTGGCCGCGATCGTGATCCACGGCCTCAAGATCCTGATTGTGTTCACCCTGCTCGCCGGCCAGGCCACCCGCCGCGCGTGGGTTGGCCTCCCTGGCTTCAGCGAGCGCCTCGGAAAGGCCTACGCCGCCCTGCTGGTGCCCACCACTCCCCGGGCCACAGCGCATGCCCTGCAGGCCCTCCCCCTGGTGCCTGAGCTGCAGGAGCTGGCCGCCACGATCCGGGCCCTGCTGGCCGATTGGATCGCCCAGCGGCGCCAGTCCCTCGAGGCCTATCTGGCGCTCGCTTGAGGCCGAGGCCGGCAGCAGCAGCCTGGTGCCCCTTCAGGGCTGCTGCGAAGCTGGCCATCAGCACCACGGGCCCGCCGGGAGCCCTCATCCCGGCCCACCCTCCACATCTGAACCGCCATGTCTGAGCTCATTCCTGCCAACGGCTCACCTCCTAGAAAATGGACCGCCAAGCGCATCGCGATCTCCGTCCTGAAGTTCTATGGCGCCTGCCTGGTGATGGTCAGCGGCATCTCGCTGTCGTTCTGGCTGATCTACCTCGTCGCGGTCAGGATCCACCCGCAGGGCAGCGCCGCCAGCTCGAGCACCAGCGCTGCAGATGGCAGCCGCCTTCCTGAGGTGGGCAGCACCACCTTCATCGGTCGCACCAACTGCGACCGGGCCGTAAAGGCGATCCTCCGTGACCCTGGCAGCTACGAACGCATCAGCGCCCAGATCGTCGACGTCAAGCCAGGCGCCGGCTGGGCTGCCCAGGTGGATTTCCGATCCCGCAACGGCTTTGGTGGTTACGACCAGGGCACTGCCTACTGCGTGTTCAACGGCAGCGAGTACCGGGCCCTGATGGAGGAGTGATGCTTCCCGTCCACGGTTGATCCGTCGACGGGTCGTAGCCTCCTGCAGCCGGGTCGGCGCGGATACAACACCCGTGAGGGGAAGCAGCGCAGGGGTGGGGGTGCCGTCGGTCGCCCCCTGCAACCCCACTGGAGGCCCGGCACCCTCTTGACCGCAGCGCAGCCGCTGTGCTTATGCTGCATCGACCTGCTGGCAGCAGCAGGGGCACCGACCGCCCGCCCTGAGCGGGAACACACCATGAACAGCTCACTCTCCCCCCTGGGGATGGATTGCCGCATCTGGAACGGCGTGGAGATCCAGCGCCGGCCCAGCGATGGCTACGTGAACGCCACCGCCATGTGCAAGGCCAATGGCAAGCATCTGCCGCACTACATGGCGAACGAGCGAACCGGCCAGTATTTGCGGGCTCTTTCGGGGTCCGTCGGAATCCCGACCGACCTCCTCAAGCAGACCATCACCACCGGCCTGAACCACCTGCGCGGCACCTGGATCCATCCCCGTCTTGCCGTGGATCTGGCCCGCTGGATCAGCCCGGCCTTTGCCGTCTGGATGGACGGCTGGTTCCTCGAGGCCGCAGCCTGCCAACAGTCCCAGGTGCGGGACACTCAACCCGTCGCCCAGCCGATCGCCAGACCGGAACCCACCACGGTGCTGACCGCGCCGGGCAACTGGTGCCGCCTGGTAGACGACTACGTCGACACCGTCGAGGACGGCATGGCCGATGTGCCCTTCGCGCAGCGGCGTCGCTCGATGCGCTTTGCCCGGCCCCTGGCCACCCACTTCATGCAGTGGATGATCGATCACCATGCCCGGCTGGAGCTGCCAGGTCCCGCCGCTCAGCCCCTGCCCCGTCACCAGCAGGCTCAGCTGGTAAGCACCGCACCCAACACGCCGGCAGCAACCGAGATCCTCACCGGACCGGAGCTGGCGCGCCGGCTCAACATGAGCCGCCAGATGGTCAGCTACTGGGCCCGTCAACAGCCGATCGGGGCAGAGTTGCATGGTTGGCGCCTGATCGGCCGCGGCAAGCGCTTCTCACAGGAGCTTGGCTATCCCGTGCCGCCCGGCCCGCCAAGCTGGCTGTTCCAGCGTGCATGACCAGGCTTCACACAACACACACAAGACAGGAGGACTAGAGGATGACTTTCGGATGCGGAGCGACTCGATGCAGCTACTGCGGGCGCCCGATTGCTGGTCACGGCCCTGCTGATCAGCTCACAATCGTTGGCGGAGAGGCGTTTCATTATCAATGCACGCTGCCTCCTGCGCTAGCGCCTCAAGCGAGCCCAATGAGCCCTTGGGTTCAGCCGGGCGATCTGCGAAAGGCGCCCATCAAACCACTGCCTTTTAGAGAAGGAGACTAGGGCATGAACGAAGACTTTTGGATTAGAGCGATTGTTGTCGCTCAGGTTGCTGTTGTACTGATTGCGATAGCAGTTACGATCTGGTGGCTGCCTCAGAAGTGGCAGGTCTGCCAGAAGCTATACGACAACCGCCCGGCGCAGATTTTCTGCCTGGGCTCCTAGAGGAACACACTAATGGATCTTTGGACAATGCCCATTGAGATCACTTCCGACTATGGACGCATTGGCAATATCCTCTGGTGCAACAGCAGGCCTTCGCCACATCGCAGCGCATTGATGATGCGCCTTGTTACCTATTGGGGCTTCGTCCTCGTCGGGGAGCCCGACCCTGGAGTCATGTACGGCACCGAGGTTCCATACACCCCCTAGAGAGAACATCTAATGACCGCCGACTACCGCGCCCTGTGCGCTGAGCTGACAGAAGTGCTTGTTGACGAGTACGGCTACGGCACCGAATACGAGCAGGGATTACCCCTGACACCCAGCATGGTCTCAGACCTGCTCACCCGCGCCCGCGCCGCCCTGGCCCAGTCGGAGCCGGTGGAGCCGACCTTCGCCGAGATCATGGAGCTCGCTGAGGACTTCTTCACCTTCCGCGGCAACACCCATGGGGACAGCTTCTTTGCTACCGACCTCACTGCCAAAACAGATCCAGCGCAGGCCTCGGAAGCGTTCACTCGCGCCGTCCTGCAGCGCTGGGGACGCTCCACCCCGCAGCCTACCCCGGTAGGCGTGACCGATGAAGCCTTAATGGAAGCCGCCAGAGCTGCGGTCGACACCTACCCCCGCGTGAGCGAGCTGCCGTACTTCATGGATCCCGATTCCAGCGAGTACGAGCCGATGCTCCTGGCGCTGCGCGCTGCTGCGGCCATGGGCTGCCCTGCCCTCCCCTAGTGACCACCTCTAAACCCGAGCCAGGGTCACCCGCTCTGGCTGGCCCTGGTACTTCCCGTCGCGGTCCTGGTACGTGGTGTCGCAGGGATCGCCCTCGAAGAACAGCAGTTGGCAGATGCCCTCGTTGACGTAGATGCGGCAGTCGGCCCCGCTGGCGTTGCTGAACTCCAGCGTGAGGTGCCCCTCCCAGCTGGCCTCGGCCGGGGTCGTGTTGACGATGATGCCCAGGCGCGCATAGGTGCTCTTGCCCAGGCAGACCACCGTGATGTTTGCCGGCACCCGCAGCCGTTCCAGCGCCACGCCGAGCCCGTAGGAGTGGGCCGGGAGGATGAAGTAGGCCCCGTCTTCGTCCTGCTGCAGGGGGGCTGGCTCGAGGTTGGCCGGGTTGAACCGCTTCGGGTTCATCACCGTGCCGGGCACGTGCCGGAAGATCAGGAACTCCCTGGGGGAGAGCCGCAGGTCGTAGCCGTAGGAGCTGCAGCCGAATGAGAGGGTCGGCCGCCCCTCGGCGTGGCGCAGCAGATCGGATTGGAACGGGCAGATCATCCCGGCCGCGGCCTGGGCCTTGATCCACCTGTCGTTCTTCAACATCCGCCCAGGGCGTCGAACGACGTGGGATGGCCACCAAGTCGATCGGCAGTCGCCAGCTCGCGGAAGTAGAGGCAGCGCGCTTCAGCGGCCCTGCGCTGGGCCTCCTTGGCCTCGGCCTCGAGCCGAGCCGCCTCGGCGCCGGCCAGGTGCGCACGTTGGGTGGCGCACTGCCGCAGGTTCAACATCAACGGATAGCGATCGTTCATGGCGCAAGGCGGGCCTTGCCCAGTCTGTTGACCTCGTACCAGCCGGCGATCTCCGGCGTCCAGATCTGGAACTTCGGCCAGATCAGATCGCACAGCGCCCGGATCTCCGGCTGGGCATCGGCCTTAGAGCGGAGATCCAAGAAGTGCATCAGGGCCCGCAGGCTGAAGCTGACGACGAAATGCTGCCTGTAGTCGAAGGGCAGCAGGCTCCGGGCATGCTCCTCAGCCCAGCCATCCTTCTCGACCCGGTCCCGATAGACGGCCGCGGCCACGGAGCACAGGCCCAGGTCGTGGTCCCGCTGGGCCTGGCTGTAGGTGTAGCTGTGGCCCTGCCGGTCTCGGTAGCTGCCCAGGGGCCGCAGGTAGAAAACCTCCTCGAGGGCCTCAGGGGTGTTGAGCTCGGCGGCCCGACAGATGCGGGCCCCGGTGTAGCGCATGCTCTGCACATCGAAGCTCACCCCGACCCGATGGGTGCGGGCCTGCTGCATGACGCTGTGGGGGAAGAAGCCGACGTTCAGCACAATCTGAGCGTGCTCCAGGGGCCCGTAGTGGCCTCGCTCGCCGGCCAGCAGCCGCTGCACACAGATCTCGCCGGCGCGCCGCTCATCGGGCCACCCGTCCCGGTGATCCGCCACAAAGCCCTCGGCATAGTCCTGGTGCATTCCGGCCCAGCAGGCCTGCTGCGGATTCGGGGTGGCTGCGATCACGGCCACACGGAACAAGGGATCCTGCAGGGTCTTCATGCGCGGCGCTCCAGCAGTGTGTTGGCCAGGACCCGGAGATGTTCGGGGCCATGGGCCGCGGCCAGATCGGCCGCGTGCATCAGCAGGGCGGCCTGGCGTTCGTTGTCCTCGGTCCAGCTGCAGAACGCACTGTCGATGTTCTCCAGCTGGTCCTCGACGCTGCCGAATGGCTCCTGGGGCACAGCGGCCAGGGGAAGCGCCTCACCCCCCTGCAAGGCATCCACGGGGGCCGCGGCCTGGCGGCGCTGGTGCTGGCGCACGGCGTAGACCACCTCCTGGGCGATGGTCTCGCCCACCCCCTTGATCTCGGTCAGCTGCCAGGTCGCCAGGAGCTCCACCTGGTCGACGTAGTGGATCCCAGAGCGGCGCAGGGCGTTGTGAGCGGCAGTCGAGAGGTTCAGGTCGCTGAGGGGGGCGCGCTGCAGCTCAGGCACCTTCCCGGTGCGCAAGGCCGCCGCCAGATCATTGGTGTAATGCAGCAGCTGATCGAACACCGGCCGGTTGCGATGGCGATTCCAGAGGCCGATGGCCACCGAGGGGGGAACGGCGGAATCAACGGCAGGAGGGGCTGCTGTCCCCTTGCGGCTGGGCAAGGCCGCGTACCAGGTCGTCATGGGTAGCGTTCAGGAACTTGGACAGGCTATCCGGCATCGTCAGGCTGGGATGGTCCCGTCGCCGATCAGAGACCACGATGCAGGAACAGCCACAGCCGCCCATCGTCGAGCTGCAGGCCCTGGTGGACCTCTTCGCCGTGGCGTCTTACCGGGCTGAGGGGCATGCCACCGGCACGCATGCGGGAGTCGCCGCAGTGCTCGAGGCCCTGTCAGATGCAGCGCAACGCCAGGCGGCCCGGCAGGTGGAGCGGTACGACCACCGCAGCCTCTATGAGTTCGCCGTGGCCATGAAACGGGCGGGGAAGCCTTGAGCCCTCACGCCCCCTCGAACAGGGAGGGGTGCAGCGGCCGCGGCTTGAGAAAGGTCTGCTGCAGCATTGCGTTGCTGGCCCGCTGCTGCATCTCGAACAGATCCACGACCATCAGGGCCTTGCGCTGGAGCTCTTCCAGGTCCTCGGCCTCTTTGATCTCACTGCGCATGATCTGGAACTTCAGCTTCGCTTCGAGGGACAGCTGAGGCACAACGGGGTCAGGCATGACCGGCGCAGCGTTTCGCCATTCTGACCAGGATCCTGAATGCCTACGTTGTGGGCAGCCGGTCACCCCACGCCGCAAGGGACTTCAACCTCTTCCTGGGAGGGTGGGGAGCACAGGACCTGTTCTGCAGGATCTGAAGTCTGGGTGACCGGCCCCCCTTGCAGCAGGGTCATCTGGCCCGGAGCCGCATCGAGGTTCCGGCGCCGGTAGATGCGCCGGGGCTGGTGCCGGACCTTAGTGGATGGCACTTCGACCAAAGGGAGCTGATCCAGCGCCTGGGAGGCTGGTGCGGTCCACTCCGGCAGCGGCACCGGCTCAGGGGCAGCCGCAGTCGGCTTCATCACGCCCCCCTGGCCCTCGATCGCGACCCAGGCCCTCAGCTTGTTGCGGGCGGTGACCTCGATCTGTCGGATCCGCTCGCGGGTCAGGCCCAGCTCGGAGGCGATCGCCTGGAGGGACAGGCTCTGGAGGTAGAAGCGGTGCATCACCGCCTGCTCGTTGGGGGTGAGCTTCGGCAGCAGCCGCTCGAGGATCGTCATCTGCAGGGTGGATTCCACGGAATCCAGGGGATCACCGTCCTGGCTGCGCGGGCAGGCGATCGCATCCCAGAGCGCCAGGTTGTCGCCCACCGGCTTGTCGAGGGACAGCACCGAGCGCCTCAAGGCGGCGTTGCGCAGCAGTTCCAGCTGAGCCGTGTTCAGCTTCAGGTCCTTGCAGATCTGCTCATCGCTGGGACGCCTGCCGTGGTGCTCCGCTCTGGCCAGGTAGGACTGGACGTTCCGGAGCTTGTCGCCGATGTTGCAGGGGATCCGGATCGAGCCGCTCATGTTGCTGAGGGCCCTGGTGACCGCCTGCCTGATCCACCAGTAGCTGTAGGTCGAGAACGCATAGCCCCGCGCCGGGTCATAGAGCTCTGCCGCCCGGTTGAGGCCGATCGCCCCCTCCTGCACCAGGTCCTCGAGGGGGAGGCCCAATTTCTGGTACTTCCGGGCGATCGAGACCACCAGCCGCATGTTCGTCTCGATCAAGCGCCGTTTGGCCCTGCCGCCGGCCCTGCGCACCCCGGGCGGCGCCTTCTCCGGCCCTCCTTCCCAGTCCAGCCAGCGGCGCACCAGGCGGCCAGCCTCGAGCTGCTGTTCATGCGTGAGGATCACGAAGCGCCCGAACTGGTCGAGCATGCGGTCACAGGCGGATTGCACGGCCATACAGAAGCCAGGACGCGCGCAGCCTACGGAATCCTTCTATCCATGGCCATGGATACCGGGATTCTGCGTTCTGGATCGCTTCTATCGTGATCCGATGGGCTGATCGGGATGGCGGAGTTCGAGGAAAGGCAAGACGGTGTGCTGGTCAATGCCCTCACCGGCATGGGCACGGGCCGGGATCGCACAGCAGTCACCACGGTGGCCCCGCCGGAGTTCCTGGCAGAGGGGGATCTGGACAGCCTCTATCTCGGTTCCTGGCTGTGCCGGAAGGTGGTCAACATCGTTGCTTCCGAGTCCACCCGCATGGGCTGGGACATCGGCCTGGGCGACGACACGAAGAAGGCCCGCCGGCAATCCGACGATCTGATCGCCGCCGGCGAGCGAATCCGGATCCGCAAGCACGTCCGCCGGGCGGTGCAACTGGCTCGGCACCACGGCGGTGCGGTCCTGATCATGCTGGTGGATGACGGGGCTAAGGGCTTTGAGCAGCCGATCCGCTGGCGCGCCCTGAAACGCATCCGAGGCCTCTACGCCCTCGATCGCTGGAGGATCTGGCCCGCGCCGGGCTGGTCTGGCATCGGCACCCCGGAGTACTACGAGTTCAACACCAACGCCGACGCCGATCTGGCCCGCATGGGGCTGGAGGGCACCCAGACGGTGAAGATCCACTCCAGCCGGGTGTTGAGGTTCGAGGGGGAGGAGGTGCCCTGGCGCTGGCGGTCCCACTTCAACTGGTGGGGCGTGTCGGTGCTGCAGCCGATCTGGGAGGTGTTCCGCCGCTACGAAACCGGCCAGAACAGCGCGGCAAGCCTGCTCCATGACTTCGACCAGTTCGTCCACAAGATCCCCGGTCTTGGGCAGATGATCGCCTCCGGCAACCAGGAGGCCATCACCCGCCGCCTCGAGGTGAACCAGATGGCCCGCTCCGTCTACCGGGGCCTGGTGCTCGATGCCAACGAGGACGCCAGCTTCATCACCCGATCGGCGGCCGGCATCGCCGATGTTCTCGATCGCCTCACCCAGGAGGTGACTGGCGCCTCCGGCCTGCCCCACACCAAGCTCTGGGGCGAATCACCCAGCGGCCTGGGGGCCACTGGCCGCAGTGAGGACCGGGGCTTCGCGCAGGACATCGCCGAATACCA